AAGCTGAGTTTGTGTTTTCATGACCGTTTCATGTGCCTTGCTATCCACTTCCAGCTTGGCAACGTCACGCCGTTCTGCATCACGCATTTCAATATCGTGCGCCTTAGCAGTCTGTTTCATCAGTTCGCGCTTTGTTTCATTGTCTTGCTTGACTTGCTCAATGTCTTGACGTTGCTTCATTGCAAATTGCAATTGCTGAATCTGCTGTTGCATTTGTTGCACTTGTGCTTGTGATGCTTTCAATTGCATCTGTACTTGTGGGGGGATAGGTGATTTATCGTCAATCTGTGCCATCGGATTAGCCGCCGCCATCCTGTCTGCAATGATCTCTGCGCCGGGGAAATCCATGTTTCTAAAAATCAAATCACCCGCAGTCTGCATCAATGAAGGATCCGCTTGCAACATCCCCAGCATGGCATCCACAGATTCTTGACGCTTAGAGTTGTAGCCTGGGCCTGTTTCCATCACAACGTCATATTCGCCTACCGTCACATCGTTCAAAATCTTTGCGATGCCTTGCTCGTCTTGGCCTTGCTGATTTAATGTCACCAATTCTGGCTTGCCATCTTCACCAATGATGCGCATGACTCGCTCTGTATCGTATATCTTGGGAATTAGATCGAGAATAATCCTACCCGTGTAAGCAATAGATTGTGTCAAATTATCGTAATAGTGATAATTGGTCATATCAACGGCTTGTTGCTGACCTTGTAATGATTTGCCACTAATGTTGCCAGTAGGCAATTGTGCTGGATCGTAAATACCAATCACCGCCATTAAATCAGCACTCAATGCTTGCGCCGCCGCCATGACACCCGCCGGAGGTGGCTCAGGCTGTAACCGTTGTGGTGGTGGTGCTGGTCTACCGTCAATGTCCGTCTGCTTATACCGTAAAACAGGCATGGCTTTAATATTAGCTTGTGCCCACTCGTTTTCATGACCTTCGTCTTGACCTTCTGCAAGCAACCATTTCGCCTTGGGTGCAAGTGCAACAGATTCGGTAAGGGCAGTCTGCCAGAAGTTGTACATTTTCTGAGGGTCTTTTGCTTGTCGAGCCAATCCAAAGTATTTTTTCTTGTTGTGAACAATCAATTGCTGACCAGTCACCCGCACAACGGGAATGTATTTTCCAGCCCATGTGCCTTCTTCCAAGACTTCCATGCCCGACATTTTGCACCATTTAATCACTTTCTTAAATGATTTGCGCCGACTAATTTCATATATCCCAGCCGCTTTCATAATGTTTTGAGCAGGTAACTCAGACGAATAAACGTGAGAACCGTCACTTAACAATATCAAATCAGCCTGTTTGCGCTCAGTCCAGAAGTATTCAGCAATACGAATATCTTCTTTCATTATCCATTCTGAATCAAAATCACCCGTCCCCCGCTGGTGAAATCCCGATCCATCGTCGGCATCTGGATACATTTTGCGGAAAGTTTCTTTGCGTATAACCTCAGTAATCAAACACTTTTCAGCGTCTTGACCGTTTGGCAGAATTGAGTTCGGATCAAAATAAACGGTGAACGGGTTGTTTATTCGACGAATATATATTTCTTGGTCAAATGATTTGTCACTAACATAATCCGTCTCTACTCGCCAATAACCCCAGCCCATACGCACAGCAAAATCAAAAGCATGATCGTAAGCATCGTCTGCGTTACTATTGACCTCAATATGCCGACACACACCCTGCAAAATCTCTGCCACTTTAGCGTCTGATTCATTGTTCATCCCATGCACTTTGATGCGTGGACGCTGCTGACGTTGTTGGTTAGTAATCTGTCGGCAATATGCGTCTAGCTTGTTAATAGTCAAACATGGGCGAGATTCAAGACTACGACTATTTTGCAATTCGACAGGCCATTGATCGCCTGAGCAAAACAAAATATCCTCTAGTGCTTCTGCACGATTGTTAGAATCCGCATCGTTGCAGAATTGTAAGAATTGTTTTGCTTCTGTAATTCGTGAATCGTAATCGTCTTGCATAATTAACCCATCCATGAGCCTGGTGGCGAATATGTCGGTTTCTTAGGCCGCGCCTGTTTTGGTTCGTTAACCATCAACCCCAACATTCTAAATGCGTCGGCACCATGCGAGTATTGATCGTGCAACGGTGTTTTACTAAATTGCTTAGTATCAGGGTCAACTTCATAGCGATAATGTCTAAGGCATTGTAACCCTTCCGAACAATTATCACGATCAAAATAGCAATTACGAAATATTGTCCTTGCGGCATCAATGCTGTCAACAATTGGCACTTTGCCTAAAATTCGAGTCTTAAACCCTGAATTTCTAACTATTTCCTCGATGGATCGCCCATTTGCCGCCAAAGTTTTATTCTCAGCATCATGCGGCAACCATAATGTATCGTAGACATAACCAAAGGTTTGCAGTCGTGCGAGATAATACGCAATCGTCTGTTGGCTATCTTCAAGATATCTAATCAGCCTCGTTTCCATGCCTATAAACTGGACAAACCAAATCGCCGTTGCATCTGACCAGCCTAGATCAAATACCGCATGAACTGGTTTAGCAGGATCATACGTCACCTTTGTGATTCTCCCATCCAACTCAGCCAATTGCATTTCTTTGGCAAATACCGCACCGTCTACCGTCTGTCTACATATCCCTTCCCAAACGGTGTTATACGCCTCAATATCGCGTTGTTTTAATGACAATCGCTCAAGATTCAACGTTTCAGGAAACCACGGATTATCAGACCAATTGATCTTTTGAACCACCGAATTATCAGGAGGATGCAATACAAAACGTTGATAGGTTTCATCTGATTCAAGTTCAGGATTAAAGGTAATCCATATCTCCGAATCTTGTTTACGGATAGTAGGAATCAATACTGACCACGATGCACTAGAAGTTGTCTGTGCTTCTTCTACCCAACAAATATCAACACCCTCGAAAGATTTGATATTGGCAACATTGTTTTTTAGTCCAGCAAAGCTAAACTCTGTGCCGTTTTGCCCTCGGATGCTATTTTGTGTTATTTCGTAAAATCCAAGCAATCCTAACGCCTGAATCTGGTCAGACAATAACTTATGCACCGAATCCTTGATGCTCGTTTGAAATTCCCTTGCACACAATACCCTTAAAGTCTTTTGTGCGCCTTTTATCAGCAATGCCCTTGCGACACCCCAACTCTTTGCGCCACCTCGCCCACCAAACAATATTCTGTATCTGGATTTCTCAGGTTCAAACAAGCATTGCAGCTTAACCGGAAACTGCGCTTTTGCTATTGCAGATTTAACTTGCTGATTCATCGCGCTTAGGCGTTACAAACGATACTTCTATACCAGCAAGCAAAGGTTGTCCGTCTGCGCCAGTAATCTCAGTCTTTGTTGATTCTCGATACTTTTTAGGAAATCTCGCCGCCATTGATCGTGACCAGATACTTGCATTAAGTTTGGCACAGTCCTTTTCCTCGATCATGTGCGTCTGAGCAATGGTTTCCCACCAATTCTGTTCAAATTCCTTAGCCATTTCCAAGGCACGCGAAAAATCTTCATGAACATCACGCCATTCATAGATCGTCCGTGTCCCAACATTCAATTCACAGGCTATTTGTTCAATGCTCTTACCTAATTTTCCAAGCGTAATCACCCGCTCACAATAATCGGGATCATACTTGCTCGGTCTACCTACTGGTCGAGTCATTATTCAGTTGCCATTGTTGCGTAAGCATTGACGATTTCATCAACTTCTGCTTGTTGAATCTGCAATTCAATCTCTTTCACCAGGTCGGCAACAATACAATACGGTTCATCTTTCAATATTTCTAAGATTAAATCCCATTGCTGTTCATCTAGTGTAATTTGCATCATTTCACCTGTGGTTGTACTTCTGCTGGTGCGTCAGAGGGAATTTCTGCCTGTACTTGGGGCACAGCTTGAGCGTGAATCTTAACTAGCAACTCATGCACCAATTTATGCGGCAATTCTTGCAATGCTTTCAAAATTGTTTCTACTTCTTCTTTCGTGTGCTGTAAGTTAATCATTTTTATCCTCAATAAAACAAACATCTTTCCAAGACATTATCAAATAACGCTCACCATTTTCTAAATATTCCTGATATTTCAGATACTCGTCATTGCCCATTGTGCCAAAGCGAATGTAATCATTAGGCTGTACATACTTACTTGCGTCTTTACCTACCGCTATCACCGAACCCATATTAAACTGTTCAGTCATCACCACTTCGATAATAGATGATTTAATGCGCTCAGTAGGTTTTACAACAATCTTATCTTTTAACGGTTTAAGATTCATGCGACCGCCTTAACTGGTCTGCCGCGCTTAATCACAGGTACATCAACCGTTACATCTATCACAGGGTTAATTTTAATCGCCCATTCGCCGCACCATTCATTTGCATGATGCGTAACATAAGCCGGAAAACGCCGACAACTTCCCAAGCCATCGCCCAAGAAGTATTTACAGGTGCAACACGATGTAAAATCACTTTCAGCCATTACAACTTCCTTTTGTAGTGGTTAGCGGGTCATTCGGTGCTGTCACACCATTGACCTGCGATTACTTGTCTTGATCGTGTTCAATGCGCTTGTGGTCATAGCAGACTTTCTCGCCTACATAACCCTTCATCTCGCCTAGCATCCCATCATTCTTGCCCATGTGTGATGCTTCGCGCAAACCAAGACCGTCAGCTTTGCCCATGCCCACGCCACCAGCAATAGGGGCTTTACGCTCACCTGATGTATCCGATGCAAGTACGCCTTTAGGCATTTTCTCTCCAGATGCGCCAGTATGAAATTTTTCTTTATCAACGCTTGATGCTTTGATGCGTTTATCACCCGACATATCAGGTTTGGAAACGCCTTTGGGTAATTTTTCGTAGCCCATAATAATCCTTTAATAGAAGGTAGCTTAATTTTACTCTCTTACGTTAAACGTGACAACAACTTTATTCCCTGTCAAGTTTGACAATACTGGATGAATCCGAAACATTTTATCATTTATTCCCAGTGCGTCTGCTATCCCATCTCGTCCAGATTTAAATGCAGCGACTAAATTATCATCGTCCCTGTGTCTGCGATCAGGTGGATAAAACGTAATGTGCATATCAATCAATTTATCGATTGGCAAAACCAAACCAAGCGTCAACATTTTGCATATTTCTCGATAATTTTTCTTATGTTTTGCTTTAACCGCCCAATGCAATTGCTGATTAGGATTCAATTCTTTGGGTGGAAATGGGTATTCTATTGATCTCATGTGTGTTTTTTATCACAATATGCGCATTTGATAGTTGGTTTGTAACATTTAACTCACTACAATTGCAAAGTAGTCTAAACAAAAGGTAACTTATGGCCTTATATTTAACAGACGAACAATTTATTTCCGAATGGCAAAAAATAGGTAGTCCTGAATTATTTGCCAAGACGCATAAATTAAATATACGCTCCGTTTACATTCGTAGACGAACAATTGAAACTCGACATAATATTACGCTTGCTAGTACAAACGATCAACGAATCTTTGGAAAGCACACCCGCGCTGAAAAAGCAGCAGTCAATATTAGAAGCGAGATTCAATTAGAAAAAGGCACAGTCATTGTTTTTTCAGACGCACACTTTTGGCCTGATGAAACAACAACCGCCTTCAAAGCCCTGATTAAACTAATCAAAGAATTAAAGCCATCTGCCATTGTTTGCAATGGTGATGCCTTTGACGGTGGTGCCATTTCTCGGTTTCCCCGTATCGGCTGGGATCACAAACCAACCGTCAAAGATGAAATTGAGGCGTGTAAGTTTTATTTGGGTGAAATTGAAAAAGTAGCAAAGGGTGCAAAACTAATCTGGACAATGGGCAACCATGATGCACGTTTTGAAACGGCATTGGCTTCGGTTGTTGGACAATATGAAAATGTGCCAGGCTTTTCCTTAAAAGATCATTTTCCATTTTGGCAACCTTGCTGGTCGTTCTGGGTCAATGACGATACCGTTATCAAACACCGATTCAAAGGTGGTCGTTATGGCGGCTACCAAAACACAATCAATAGTGGTGTAAACATCATAACGGGTCATACGCACGTTTTAGCAGTCCAACCTATAACTGACTATAACGGTACTCGTTACGGTGTCCAGACGGGTTGTTTAGCCGATCCTGAGGCCCTGGCGTTTGCTGATTACACCGAAGATAACAGTAAAGACTGGCGATCAGGGTTTGCGGTTTTAACTTGGGATCGTGGCAAGCTGTTAATGCCTGAGCTAATTCAAGTATGGGATGAAGATGAAGTGCAATTTCGCGGCAAAATAATCAAAGTATGAAATTCACATCATCATCGCTTCGATCAATTTATATAATGTTGCGAAATCTAGCACCGTTTAAGAATTGGTCAATGCCAGATGAAAAAAATATAATATTTGTAGCGTCAAACGATACAGATGCTATGGGAACTTATGTTTATGATGAAGAAAAAGAACGGCACGTTATGACCATATCAAAACAAAAAAATGGTCATCTTGACACCGTTATTAAAACAATGGCGCATGAAATGATACATTTACGACGCTGGAAAACGTCAGGCTGGGACAAACACGATGATGTATTTAGAAAATATGCCACACAAGTAGCAAACGAATTAGGTTTTGATCCCAACGAGTTGTAATCGTTCTAATAGCCCTTCTTCACTAATACCGTAATGTCGTTCAAACGCTTTGCGTCCCATACCATGTACCCCCCCGTTACCTCGATGGTGTTCGGGGCAGAGTGGTATAACTGGTGCGTTTTTTCGTAAACCCCCGTGTCGGATATGGTGTATTTCCGCTGGGGTTTCACCATATTCCAAAAAGTTGCACAATATGCAACCAAACGATGCCAAACGGTCATAGTGTTTCCTTTCTAATTTGTTCAACGTATTTATCCCTTGTTTCCATTGCTAAAATTTCTGCCTGTTCAACAATGTTTGACACGTTTTGATAAGCCGATTCCCAGTCGTTTTTTAACGCCTGTTCGTAAAATTGTTTAGTGAATTTGGTTAAATCAAAAAAACTTTGTGCGTAATCTTTCATTTTGCCGCCATGAGATAAAGTCCGACATTGCCAAGCGCATAGCCGAAATAAGTGATTGCAAGCGGGTAATTACCTTTCACCCCTTGCTCGATTGAAATGTAACTATATATCAATCCAGTTATCACAATCAACCATGCACTCATCTTACGTTTTTATCCATGATTCTGTTGTTTGCTTGCTCAGATCGCCACGCATCAAAACGCATTTGAGCCGTTAATAATTTCCATTTCAGCAATTCACAATTATAAGTTGCTTCGCCCAAAGCCTTGCATAATTGTTGATATTCTTCACTCGCATAGGCTTCACGTTCCTGAGCCGATACGGGTAAGTCTAAATGCTTTTTCATTTCAATTGCTTTTAGACTTGACTTAAAGGATTCCAGTTCTGCAAGGTCTTGTCGGGCCTTTGCGTATTTAGGCGCATTGTCCCAAATGAATTGTATTGCTTTGTCTGCGTTTTCATTCATTTAAGCAACTCCCAGGCTGTTGCTGCACACAATGGAACTTGTCCATTTCCAATGGCTTTAAGTCTGTCCACAGTTGCTGTTCCTGTTCCAACAACTCTTGGAACGATCTGCGTTTCATCCATGCAAGTTTGTTCCCACACTCCCGACTGCAAGTTTTCTCTCTCGGTCGTTTGTAAGTGAACTGAGTCCCGCAATACAGGCAAATCCTGTCCTTCGTATGATCTTTCCAGCGTTGATTCGCATGAATCAACCCGTGACACCTGATGCAAAGAATCGCAATGTTGCTGCTCGTGTTGTTGCTCGTGTTGTGATCTATGTGATGTCTGTGAAGGGTCTCTGTTCCACCACATCGTTCGCATTTGGACAGATTTTTGTAAAGGCGTTGCGCTTGTTTTCTGCCAGCGTTCAAACTCTTTTGGGTCAAATTCATTTAAATCACTCCATTTGATAGGCCAATTCATAAGCCATTCTACCCAATCTGGATTAAGTTTGCCACCAGCGTGAGTTGCAAGCGTAGGAGTATTCCTGTTCTTTTTGCTCGGACTGTTGCACTCCTTGGCGTTGTGCGCTGTTGGAGTTGGAAATTGAACTTGACCCATAATCGTTTCCAAATTCGGGTTGCGTTTCTGGTTCCATGCTGATTCTGGAGTTATCGTTGCCGCCATTGCTGAACAACTGCGTGGTGTCGGCCATGTCTGTTTGTCCCTCACCGCTTGATTGATCGTGTATTGGGCTGGCTGACCAGATTTGCGTTTTGGCGTCCAGTTTGGCTGTGTTCCTCGCTGACCGCAATTCGCATCTGGGGTTGGCCATATCGGTATCTTGCCGTAAACAACTTGCTCCCGTAGATTCATTGACGCATAACTGCGACCTGGGCGAGATTTGTTGTTGTATTCCATAATCCGATCCAACTTCTTGGGGGCTAATCCCTCCAAAGTGTTGGGTGTTGGCCAATATCCAGATTCTATCTCTTTTATGGTTTGCACCAACGTCGGCTGCAGATACAACGCCCCATCTTGCATCAAACCCCAGCGCGGCAAGGTCAGCGAGAACGACATCGAGTCCTCTAGTAACGAGCATTGGGCTGTTTTCCACGAACGCGTATTTGGGTCTAACCTCGCCAATGATGCGAGCCATGTGCTTCCACATTGAGGACCGGGTGCCTGTGATTCCTGCACCCTTTCCGGCTGCGCTGATGTCTTGGCATGGAAACCCGCCAGATACAACATCAACAATTCCTCGCCACGGGTTTCCGTCAAAGGTTTGACAGTCATCCCATACTGGGAAAGGCGGGAGAACTTTGTCATTTTGTCGGGCGCACAATACGCTAGCTGGATATGGCTCCCACTCGACTGCGCAGACTGTTCTCCATCCGAGCAAATGTCCCCCAAGTATCCCTCCACCAGCACCCGCGAAAAGAGCCAACTCATTCAAGCTAACTCCCCAATTCGTTTTGCAATCCTTGACCTAAACTGGCCAAAATCCTCGCCCGGAAGCGGGTTAATACCCACCTCCCTGCCTTTTTCCATTGTCAACTGTTCCGTAGAGTACCAAGGCAATTTAGGCTTCTTAGGTTGTGCCTCGCTCATATCCAATTCATCCTCAAATCTGGCTTGATTTAGCCATGTAGAGGCATGAGGAATAAACTCGCTTGATGTATCTTTCAATTTCCAATACCGAATGTGATTAGGTAGTGTTTCCATCGCTAATTCTTGATCTGCTAATGTCATTTTATCCCAAGCCTTCTGTGCCATGCGCCGAGAAACTTTGCGCGGAAATTGTTGCCAAAATTCGTCAAAATTCATTTTTCCAATCGCCAGATTATGTATTTGAAAATAAGTGCCACAACTAATGACACCAAAAATGTATACAAATATTCCATCATTTAGATAACAAAAAATCGAAAATTAAACTAAGACCAAACAATATCCACCATCCATGCCTAGCCTCAAATTTAATAAACGTAAAAATTATCAATAAATAAATCATTCGTTCTTCTCTCTCAGCTTGGCTTCGATAGCTGTAAGTTGTCTCGTTGGGAATCCTGCGTGTTCAACAACAATTGAAGCTAATTCTTCGCTAGTCAGCGATACCCATTCACGTTGTGATATTTCGCCAATACTGAACATGCCGTTTTCATCTGCCCTTAAACCATAAAACATATATTTAAATTGATGCTCAGTCCCCGCAGTATCCACATATTCCCCTGCCATGTGACTAGCTGTGCGGTCAAAGCCGTGGTCAACCTCATAATCCAGTCCCAACTCACGAGCGTTGGTGGCCTTCTTGTCTAGCGGGTGCTGTTTATTGCGTTGCACTTCCAAAGCTTTCCACCAACCCGCTGCATACGCCAATTCCATTTCTGGCGTTGTACATTCTGGAGGGTAATCAAGTTTTTGCTCAGGCTGTGCGTCAAACTTATTGCGTGGATCAAACCCACCGCCAGAAACAATGTCGCTGTATTTTGATTGCTCAGGCTGTGCGACTGCGTGGCGCAACTCATAATTTCGCTGAGATAACTCATCAAGTTGTTTTCGATAATCATCTTCCAGTTTTTTTATGTAGTCTTGCTCAGGCTGTGCGAGTGCGGCTTCAATATGAGCTTTGTGCGCCTCTAACGCCATTTCACTGATACGCATAACGTATTCATCACCTTCACGCACCCACCGCCATATAAGCGCAGGTGTAATTTGAACCTCTTCATATGGTTTGCTTGGTTTCATTGCATCACCTCTGCCTTAGCGATTGCGGCTTTTGCTCTTGCAATCGTGCCTTCCATTGCTTGATAGTCGTATCGTTCCATTCTCCATAGCGATCCTTTCAACGCCTCAAGCAACTCCTGATTTACCTCATGCAAGCGGCGTAGTTCGGTGGCAGATTCTTCGTGATGTGCGCTCTTATCGCCATCTAATAATTCAGCCAGCCTTAAAGCCTCTGGTTGCTTACTCATTTCTCATCCTCAAACATTTTGGACAAACGCAGGTTGCTTGCTGATTTCTTGTGCTTGGTAAAGCACTTGATGCTTGCGTCTGACCAACAAGCTCCAACTCCCGCAACTCGCGGGCGGCGGCAAGTGCTTTAAGATGTTTATCAAACGGGATTGATGATTCTTGGTTAATTGGCTTACTGGTCTCAAGCGCATCAATAATTAAATCAATCTTGTTCATGATTACCCCTTGCACGGATTAATTTTGCAACTGTTTTTGCCCACACAGCGTCAGGTGCTTTGGGATGCACTCGACCATCTGCCTCGACTAGCGCAGCACAAACCTCACGCTCTTTCAGCACCGCTTGCTCTACAGCATCACGCATAATCTCAAGGTAATGCTTAGCACAGGCTTTTGTTTCGTCCTGCCTGATTAGTTCTGCAAAGCGTTCAAGGTGTTTTGAGTCATCGTATGCAACCCAAAATCCACGACTTTCTGACCAAACAAGTTCAGCCTGTTCAGCTAATTCTTTTATGCGCTTGTTCATAGAACCTCCGCTGATTTTAGCCCCCCGTAGGGGGCGGTTGATTTAATGTTCAAAAGCTACGCAGATTGTGCAGCCGCTGCGTTTGCAATCGTGACTCTTGCGGTACTTAATTGCGTCTAAAGAAATAGGCGGATCTACCAAATCAAAAAATTCAATGTCGTAGCCCACGTCATCGATGTGGCAAATTTCATCTTTGCCAATCCACGAGTCTGCAGCGGCAACCACAAACATGGCCTCACCACCAGCGTTTAACTCTTGTTTCATAGTATTTCTTCCTTTAAAAGTTGGCGGGCTTTAATTGCTGCGGGTGACTTTGGGTCGGCATCATCAAGAAGGTGAACCATGGCAACCAAAAGATTGCCTGTATAGTTTTGAAGGCTTTCCAATTTAGAAAAGCGAGGAGCATACTTGTGATCTGCGCAGTGCGAAAAACCTGAATCTCTCGGGCCAAACTCGCCGCCGCATTGACTGCAAAATGTTTTGCTGAATTTCATATTAATCTCCTGGCCCCCTTGGTCATATCGCAGGGGCGGTTGATTAGTTTTTAGGTGATAAGATGACGTCAGCTTCAAGCAACAATTAACGTAATAAACATCATCTGGCTTAGGCTTCTTTCGGTATTCGGCAAACTCTTCCCATATTAAATGACGTGGCTCATCACACCATTCACCTTGACCGGGTACTGCACGGTATTGAATCTCTGCACCATCGCCCACTTCTTAATAAACTCTGCGTGTTTATGTTTCATTTTGACCACTCCAATTGACCCCATATGCCGGGGTGTTTTTTAGCTAATAAAATTGCTTCTTCGCACGTTGTATCCTGCCCACTAAAGCGCCATGCCGTAAACGGTGTTCTGCTGCCTTCCATCGCCACTTTTGCACGTTGGATACCAGGATATTGAACCATCGTCATAATTTTATGCACGTTGTAATCCTTCACCCCTGTCAACTCTGCAATGGATTTGGCATTGATCCATTTCCCACCTTGAGCAATTACGGTATCAATGATCTTTGTTTGCTGGGGTGACATATTCAATCCGTCCATCAGGATAAAAAAGGGTGTTTTCAATGCGGCTGGGTTTATACAACAAATCTAGGCTGTTCGGCCTTGTTGCACATTGTTCCAGCGTAAAACCTTTGTAATCAGGTCGCTTCATATAATCAATTTTTTCTTTCATTCGGACACCTCGTATTTTGTATCGACAATTTCAGCGTCATCAATCAAATCGACGTAAAGTTCGTAATTCATGTTTTCTTTGACACACTCCAATGCGTCAATACAATCTTTTGCCAAAATGTTGATAACAATTTTTTTGGTAATAACAACAGTTACGTTAAATTCTTCGTATTCTGTTAAATGCTCGTCACCGTGGATGTGATCGTTGCGCCCAGTGTCTGGATGTAAGCCCATTTGTTCACCTGTATTTGTTTAATGGCGTTGTTGCCATGACTAGATATTAAGCTATCTTAATACTAATGTCAAACTAGGGACAAACCCTAAGCGTTGCGTTTATTCCATATTTCAGTAGCTAATTCTGGTTCTTGTTGCGCCCAATTTGTTCCACCACAATGAACATTAATACACCTAACACGCCACCAGTTTTTTTGGTTTGGCATTGGTTCTAATGTTGCTTTGTTATTGCAAAACGGGCAGTTTTTTAAAGTGTTTGCTAGTGTATTTAGTTTATTGGCTTTCATTTGCTAAACCTTTTAGAAATAGAACGACCAACCCGCAATCTCACGATTTGCGAAATTGTTAGGTGCTGTATACCGTAACCACGGCTGTTCCAGTTGGCCTAACCCAATGACTGGAGGGCATGGCGGGTGTCGACCCCGATCTCCGTTTCTACCTATTTAACGGCTTCTGCCCCAACTAATCTTTCTTCTTTAGTGCGCTTGATCTTTGCCCACTACTGGATTAACTGCCCAATAAGCAAATCGGCGAAGAAATAAAAAAACCGCTTTAATCTGTATCTTGGTGAGAGGCCCCTTTTTTTACAGGGCAAGATACAGACTAAAACGGTTTCATCGGCTCTCACACCAATGTTTAAATTATACACTAAAAAGAAAACCCACCCGTACTTTCGCAGAGGGGTGAGCCGTGTTGCAAAGCAAGTCTTACTTTGGGACTGTGTTTAGCCACCTAAGTAACTAAAGGAAAATTATAAAAGGGAAGCTAGTCTTTTCCTAGCAGTCACCCCTGTCAGTAGTAGGCTACTGTCCCCTGGCTTTTCTCAGGGCTGCAATTCAGGCCATATTTCAAGCCAAGATGCGGGAAATAATCCTTTGCGTGTATATTTGCCATTGCTGTGTTTTTCAAGCTGTGCTGCCAAAAAAATCAATTTTTCTTGTGGTACACCTGCAACACGCCATTGACTAACCGCCGCTGGACTAATTCCACACATCTTGGCTACCTTCGTCGTACCGCCTAATATGTCAATGATTTCTTTATGTTTCATAGATTTATTTTACTTAATGTTAAGTTTGCTTGCAACAATTAAAATAATCAATTAAGATAGCTTCACTAGCAATCAAGCTAGAAACTCAATACAGGTGAAATATGCAAGAGTTAGCAAAAGCGTTAGTCAAAGCACAAGGTTCAATGAACCACGCTGCCAAAGATAGTAAAAACCCCCATTTCAAATCGTCATACTCTAGCTTGGTTTCCGTCATTGATGCAATCAGACCGCATCTTGCCGGAAACGGTTTGGCATTTGTGCAAAAAACACACGATGCAGAAGGGGGTGTCTGTGTAGAAACAATGTTGATCCATGAATCAGGGCAGGAATTATCGTTTGGTCGTTTATTTGTACCTGCGACAAAACAAGACGCTCAAGGATATGGTTCGGCATTGAGTTATGCAAAACGTTATTCGTTACAAGCTGGTTTGGGTATTGCTTCAGAAGATGACGATGGCAATGCCGCAGTCAAATCTGCGCCTGTCAAACTGGTTTTTGATAGTGACAAAGCTATTGATGAAATGAACAGTAAAAAAACGTTACCAGAGTTGCAAGAATCTTTCGCAAAATGGTACAAAATCGCAAATGTTGAACAACGTGCATCGTTGCAAGCGTTTTACGAAGGCATGAAAGAAGCATTACAGGAGAAAAAATAATGGCTAATGATTTGAACCGTTGTGAATTTATAGGACGTTTGGGCAAAGACCCTGACTTACGTTTTGCACCGTCTGGCGGTGCTGTAACTAATTTTTCGATTGCTGTCGGATATAAAAGCAAAGAAAAAGAAACGACAGAATGGGTGCGTGTGACCGCATTTGGAAAGTTGGCAGAGATATGTGGGGAGTATCTTAAAAAAGGCTCACAGGTCTATTTAGCGGGTCGTATGACCACTCGCAAATGGCAGAAAGATGGTGTAGATCAATACACCACAGAAGTTGTTGCCGAACAGATGCAAATGCTTGGCGGCAAAACCGAGCAAGATCACAGTAAACCGATTTATAGCGGCATGAAACCCAAAGCAGAGTCCTTGGCAGATATGTCAGATGATGTCCCTTTTTAACGAGCATATTAAATAAAGGTGAAATATGAAAATTAGCCCACCAGAATTTCCAACTTGGATAATTGATGATTTAATGGCGCATGGTATGAGTTTGCGGGATTATTTTGCAATATCAGTATTACACGTTCTTATTGCCAATGAACATTCAGATTCTTGGATTGAGGATTGCAAAGATGCTTATGCAATTGCTGATAATATGTTAATAGTGAGGGAACAATGAGCGAACATTGGTACGATAAAGACGGCAAACCAGCCTACACAATTATTGGTGCAAATGGCAAAGAGCGGAATACAACGGTGCGTGATGCGCGAAAGCATGGCTACGTTCCGTCAGTCACGACAATTTTGGGTTTGTTACATAAGCCTGGATTAGAAACGTGGAAGTTGCAAAATATGCTTTTAGCTGCGCTGACTTTGCCAAAACAAGATGGCGAATCAGAAACAGACTGGATCGAGCGTGTTATGCAAGATTCCAAAGCGACCGGAAAGGAAGCAATGGAACGTGGCTCACGGATGCACGATGTGTTAGAACAATTTTACAAAAGCAACGGGTCATCGATCTGGCCTTTGTATTGTATTGAAATTGACCGAATGTTATATGAACACTTTGGAAAACAAAACTGGATCCCAGAAAAATCGTTTTCCGATCCGATGGGATTTGGTGGAAAAGTCGATTTGCATTGTGATGGTATTGTGATTGACTTTAAAAGCAAAGAGGGCAGTTTGGAATCTGTCAAAGCCTATGATGAACAAATCATGCAATTGGCAGCATATCGTGTCGGATTAGATATGCCCAAAGCCCGATGCGCAAATGTTTATTTTACAGAACAAGGTGATGTAAAAATCATTGAACATTCAGAAGAAGATATTCAAAGTGCATTTGATTGCTTTGACCATCTTTTACAATTTTTCAATATAACTAAAGGTTTATGATTTCTGCGCCGAACGGGATGTCCCAACTCCTTGTTCCCTAGTAGGCGCACCCTTTTTACAACAATTTGTTAAGTTAGCTTGCATAACACTTTAAGAGCGCTTAATATATGTATGTTATTTAACAATAAAGGTGCAACATGAAAGATTTTTTATTGGCTTGTTTGGGCTGGATGATTATTTTTTCACCCTTAATTATATGGTGGATCAAATGAAACACAAACACTACAAATTGATTGTTGCGTGGGCCGAGGGTTTGATTATTGAGCGCAAAGACGAATTCAATGATTGGGAAGAAATTGAAAATCCAGTCTGGAATCTTGATACTGAATATCGTGTTAAACCACAGGATGAAACAACATGACTCAGCAAGAATTGATTATTAAATGCCTCAAGAGGGGCTGGAAATCGCCCTTAGACGCATTGCGTGAAGCAGGTACGATGAAACTATCAACCCGTGTTGGCGAATTGCGTAAAGCAGGTTGTGTGATTTTAGACAAGTGGCATCCCAGCCGCGCCTATAAACTTTATAAAATGGTGAAAAATGCAAAACCCATCGTTGTTAGACCCAAAATTCAAGTATGTGCCAGCAAATCAAACAAACATAGCTGAAACATTTAAAAGGTTTGGATTTGTACCGCCAAGCCAACAAAAAAAATAATTATTTAGGCGCAGGGGGATGCGCCTTATTTATTGGTTCTTGTTCGTGTTTGTGTAATTCACGTTCCAATTCTTTGACGTGATCTTTAATAACTTCGTAATCACCTTTTTGAGTTCCTTTTCGTTCATCTTTAACCGTAAATTTAGTTGCCATTTAGTTCACCATTTTAAGTGCTGTGGTTTTAACTTCTTCTACACGATTTAACCAACCTTTGCCAAATTCTGAAAAAGTCGGTAATGATTTATAAAATCTGACTTTTTCATCTGAAAACTTAAAAATCACAACTTCAACAGGAAAGGTTGAAACTGCGCCAAGTGTATTTTTGCCTATCTGTCCATCCATCGTTGCATCAACACAACTTTGCAAAGTCTTAAGAGAGCGACCAACTCCAGAATTAACAGCAAAGTCAAATACAAGATAGTCCAAACCGTTTGGCAACAGGTCGCAACTACACGCATCCCAATACTTCCTTTTGTATAGCGGGGTTACATCCTCAATAGACAAGTTGCGCATTTCTTTTTCGTTTGATGCGCGGCCTACCCATGATTCCCAAACGGATTGCGTCACCCCTAAATTGGTTCTGCCACCTGGGTCTTTTGGATCGTCACTATATCCGCCTTCTGATTGAAGGACTAAGTTTAACGATTTTTGCCAGTTGTCGATCATTTACTAGCAACCCCGTTTTTCTTATCAAATGATCGCATTCCGGCGAGGCCAAGCATACCCATGAGAACCTGCATCGTGATTGTGGTATCGATGATGGGGAAGTTGCCCGTGTAGCCAACCATCGTTGCAATAAACCTTGCGATCGGCTCGACGATAGCCACATAACCCAACCCAAGTCCGCATACCCAACCCACAAAAGGCCGCCAGCCCGATACAAACACGGACGTGCTTGCCGCCTCGACTTTGTTGATATCCAGTTGTTCGGTAATCTGCGCCAGCTCACCCGACATTTGCATCTTGGTCAATTCAAGGTTCGCCGCCGCCGCTTGAGCAGGATCGGGAAACAGACGAGTAATTAGTTGCGAACCGACGGTCACGATTGCGGTGATTGGATCCATTATTTATCCTGTTTGGTATCTAATTTATCAAGAATCTTATTGAGCATTTCTTTCATTTCAGTGGCAAAATCTTTGAAATCATCACGCCTTACAAATTCAGTGTGCATTTTTTCTTGAAACTCTTTGATATATTTTTTTGATTCTTCGGTAGCATCCCAAATCACTTTTACCAGCCAAACGACTAAGCCAAGTAATATTCCAAACACCGTGTTAAATGCCGCTTGATAGTCCATTACTTTTTCCCAATGTCGCTTAACTTAGTTTGACCTGATCTTGCATTTTGTTGCATACGTTGACGTTCTAAATCAGCCGCTTTTTGTTGCGATTTTAATATATTTTTTTCTGCATTAAATTCATTCAATGATTTAATACCACCACCGATAACTGGTAATCTTTCAGCGGCTCCTTTTACGGTTGCTCTGGCAGCACCACCTAATCGAGCAGAAATACTTTGTAACCGTTCGGCTTGCAAGGCCGCACCTTCATATCCATGCTTGCCGGGCATAATTTGCCCACCGTAATTTAACGTGTGAAAGTTAGCTACTTCTTGAGGATCAAACGCATATTCAATTTTTTTCGCTCTTGCGTTCATTGTTTTGTTTGCCGCTTGATGTGACCAAACACCCGCATTTTTTGCACCATCTTCGTAAATTTCCCGCGCAATTGATCCTTTCATTTCAGCCAATACGGATGATGCCGCTTGTTGTAACTCCGGTGGTACTGCTAATTCAAACCCTTCACCGCGAATTGTTCCGCGCTCAAGCATTTCAGCCGTATTGTAAATATGCCTCCATTGGTCAAATGGCATACTATTTAACGTTTGCATAATCTTTTCAAACGGAACGGCAGTTTGTACGCCGTTGGGGTCAATATCGCCAAACACTTTTTTAATGCCTGGTGATTCAAACAATACTTTTTCAGCACTATGCAAAGAATCAGCACGTTTTAACAAATCCCCACCACCCGCAGCCGCAATATCTTGATCAATGGCACGGTTAATGACTTTAATTACGCCAGCGTTATCTTTTGTCCAGTTGGCATTTAAAGACTTTCTAACGGCATCCCATGCGCCAATGCTATTGGGTGCATAAACGTTTCCATGTTCGTCTTTGAACCCAACCGTTCGAGCCAATTCAATCAATTGACCTGCACTATTGGCTACGTTTTCATTTCCTTTTAATCCCAAACCAGCTTTAAATTGAGGATCATTCAATATTTTATTGACGTTTTCTGTCTGAATAGGATTGTCACCCACTTGGTTTCTGGCTTCTTCATATAATTTGTTTTTTTCTTGATTGATAAATCCTGACAAACTATTATCTTTTCCGGCAAATGTTTCATTAACCCGTTCACCACGTTCGTAATCATTTTTTAATACTGGATCTGCGCCCGTTGCTTCAATGCGTTGTTGCGCATAATTAGATAAGGCTCGTTGTTCTTCCGCCAATTGATCTTTCATCAACTGACCTTGTGGAGTGTCGGAAGATTTTTCAGCTAACAAGACCTCGTTGCGCAACGTATTTTCATTGCCCGTCATCACACCTGTTCTAACTTTGTCGCTATTTAATATTTCTTGAGCAATCTGCGCTCTGGTTTGTTGTTCATTTAACGGCACATCACTTGATCCATTAGATAGTTTCACAACTGGGAAATCCCCACCTCTTGCAAGTTCCTGATTAACAAACGGCTCATAAGGATTTCCTTCTGCTTTTGCCGCACCAACTCCTTTTAATTCTTTGAATTGTTCGTCTAACGTTGGTTTTTGAGTCGAATCAAATACAGGTTCTCTACTTCTATCTATTGGCAATTCATTTTTAGCGGCAAATTGTTCTTGTAGCGTTTTACCTACACTTTTACCGACTTCACCTACTTTTCCACCAGCAGCCACCAAACCAGTATTAGCCATCCATTCAAAAGTAGCAGGGTCTATTTTTTGCCCTGTCTCTTTATAAAATTTATCAGATAATGCTTGTGAACCTTCTCCAATATTTTCACCAATAAATTTCATAATCCGGCTAGTGGCTTCGCCTTGCACCATTTTATCGTTTTGATCTACTCCAAACGCTTTTCCAAATGGCCTAGAAACCGCCTCAGTTGCTTTGTTTGCAATGTCTTTGGCAAAGTCTTTGTTTACCTCAAAACCCGCTAAACGAGCCGCTTCCTCACCTAGCTTGGCAACAGGATATGTAACAAGATTGACAGTCGTTGGAATAACCGCACCAACGGTATTATCCAATGCTGATACAGTTGATTTACCCAATTCACCAGCTAATTCGCCAAACGTTCTATCTTTTAATGGTTCACTAGTTTTTTGTGCTTCATTTCTTATTTGATTTTCTTCGCTTGCCGCTTTTGCTCGAGCCGAAAACGTAGATAAATCTTGGGGCGCAAAATCTTTTTTGGATTCTGGCGTAAAAGGTTTTGATTTTTGACCCGTTGTTGCACCAATCGTAGAGCCAGGCAATCCAGCCCAATGCTTACCCGCGAGTTGTATTGCTTTTTCTGTATCGCCGTTTTTAATTGCGTCTAATGCGCCACTTTCATCTAATAAACCAATGGCCGCTAATTTTTGATTTTCTTCTGAAAAATCTTTTAAATTTTGTTTTTTCTTTTGATCTTCCCAAGTTGATTTAATAATTTGATATTTACCCGCTGCGGTTGACGTTGCGCTACCCGAATTAAATTTAACGGAAATATTAGGATGATCGGATAAATCTTTAAATTGTTGATACCCTACTGTTTCATTTTCAGCCGGGTATCCTTCGTGCTTGTTAATGCCAGATAAAAAACCTTGAACGTTTTCATCTTTTAGATAACGTTCATAATCTTTGGGCGCATCTGTTTCATCGCCTATTGCTTGCATAGCACGATCTGAAAAAGCCATTATAGTTTTCCTGAAATCAGGTTTTCGTATTCATCGCCTTTTTTCATAATTTTTTCACGTTCTTTAGGCGATAGATTTTTCATAAATTTAGCTAATTCGCCTTGTTTATCTGCTTCCAAAGCCAATATCACATCAGGGTCATACGCCTTATTCATTTTGGTTAAATAATTTCTTTGCGCTTGAAAGTTGTTTCCATGCAATTTAGCCAAATTGTCAAAACCTTCGTTAAGATTTTGAGTATGCAACATAAGTGGTTTGACAGATAACAATGACCTTTTAATCGCTTCTGGTGTTGCATCAGGGTCTGCTAATGTATGTTGAGCATTGGTAAGTGCCGCAACCGTTCCCCCGCTTGGCATCATTTGTTGCAGATAAGATGACGCACCCGCTAAATCTTTTATCAATACTGCTCGAGCCGTTGCAGCATCTTGCCCAATTCCAAAAAGACCGCCTGAATACGAATTAAATTTAGCAGCTGTCCCACCCAACTTACCTTGTATCATTTCATCAGCAGCTTTGACTGCTTCGTCAATTCTTTGTAATCCAGGACCAACACTTTGTGCCGCTTTTGCGGTATTTGTGCGAGTTTCTTGCAATTGTGAAATAGTTGTTGGGGTTTCCGTTTCAGGAATTCGCATATTATTACTGGCTGGCAACGGTTGTTGAATCAATTGACCCGTATTTAGATTCTTCACAGTTGTAGTAGGATTGCCTGACAAATCAGTACCTTGTACCGTTTGCTGACCCATAATGTTAGCCTGTTGTGTCGATCCCGGAATAAACATATTGCGAATCGTACCAACATGATTCATAACCGATGATGGATCACTTTGCGCCGCAGTAATTAAATGAGCAATAATTGGTTCAACCTTATCGGCTGGCACACCGGAATCTATCAATCTTTGTCTTTGCAATGCTAATGTTTTAGTAATAGCTGTTTTATCTTTTCCCGCGCGAATGTCTGGGTCAACCGATAATGCTGATACGCCTTCGGTTGCCGCTTGATATTGTTTTTGATTTAAACCAAACTGTTTTTCTGTTGTGCCAATTTGCGCTTGTTTTGTCGCTTGCTTTGCTTGTTCTACGTATTCTGGGTTTCTTTTTCTTGCCAAATCAACTTCAAGCTGTTTTGCTTCTAATTCCAACGGATTGATTTGTTGTGACTGTTGATAAGCCTGTGCGTTACGAGCAATATTTAACATATCGCCCAAGCTGGTTTGCGCGGGTTGTTTTAGGTTGCCAATAATGCTGGCATCAATAGGGTTTGAATTGGTAAACGCAGGTACAAAAGTTGCCATCTTATTATCCTAATGGAGTGCCTGAAATTAACCCATCGTTAGATACGGGGAATGATTGCGCATTAGATATGGGGACTGATTGCGGATTAAATACCGGATTTTTTGCCGCCAATAATTGACTGAGCAAATAGTTATTACCTGCACTAGATAACCCGCTAGATAACGAATTCGCCGCACCGATCTGACCTGCTGCGTTTGCATTGGCTGCACCTGTAATACCCCCCGCCCCTGCTTGTGCCGCGCCTGTTGTCAAACCAACTGTATTATTACCCAACCCAGTAGCCAAATTAGCCAAGTTTGAACTGCTATTTGTTGTAAGACCTGTACTTGTTGGTGCAAGGGTGCTAAACATACTGGATAACGCACCGCTATATTGACCACCCGCTTGAATATTTTGACCCGTTCCAGTCAACCCTATATTAGCAATTCCGCTTAAACGATTGTAAATATTGTTTTGCTGTGTTTGATAATTATTAAAAGCATTTTGATAAGCATTACCCGCATAATTTTGCGCAAAAATATCGGCAGCGTTAACCATGTTTGATCCGCCACCAGCAACATTCATCGCTTGATTGGAAGCACCCAACCCTTGTTGCAATTGCCATTGATAATTAGGCGCAAGTTGGCTATTTAAATCCGCATTATTAAACGTATGTGAAAGTTGGGGGATTAAACTTTGTAATTGACTAGCCGCCGCGCCCCCTGCATTTTCATACGGCTGTAAATTATTATATTGTTGCTGATATAAATTAGATTGATCGCCGTATTGTGCGTTATATAAATTGTTTAGATAATTCTGCTGTCCGGCTTGATTGCCAGTAACGTCTTGTGTAGCTTGTCCATACGCACCTTGTAAAACAGGGATGCCAGCCAATGCGGTTTGTTGTTGTAATTGTGCCGCTTGGGTAGCCGCATCAGCTTGTGTTTGAGCCGCGCTTTTTGCCGCACTACCGCTGATAGCCGAGCCAAGTAACGATGCGCCACCAGCAATAGCGGCTGTAACAGGATCATTAAACTTACGGATGCGACTAAACTTGGGATCGCCACCAAGGGGATCACCAATCGGATCAAATTCCGCATTACTGCGGTTTAGATAATTCTTAAACATATTTACTCCCATCGCATCTTAATAAGATTTTAACTGAGTCTTTAGATAACTCAATAAAACCAAGTCTTTTGCAAAAATTTAATCCGTTTATATTGTCATTCATCACATAAGTTATTGCATACCCATACTTTTCTATTATCTTTTTCAAAGTTTGCTTAATGTGCAATCTCATTGATGCACCGCAAGGTTTTCCATAACCAACGTGAATTTCATTGCCTTTTATTAAAACTGCTCCGATTACTTCATTATTTCTAAATAATGGAATAATCTCCCAACCTTTTAATGTAATTTCAAATATTTCTTTACTAATAGATAATTTTGTTTTGACTGACTCATAAAGCATTTCAACTGCGTCAGACAATGCTTGTGATAATTCCATTTGTCACCGTGATGGTTTTAGGGGTTGCATCACCAGATTTGAATGTACCCGTTGCCCCACCCGTAATCTGACCGCTGGTAATAGAAATCGGAACATTACTTGCCGCCGTAATTTGACCGACTGAATTCAACGTAAAACTTGGCACTTGACCCGCATTACCATAAGTCCCCGCTGTCGCACCCGTCGATGATAAAGACAACGTAATCACACCCGGCGCATTGGTTACTGTAATACCCGTTCCTGCCGTTAACGTGCGCAAGGTATAACCTGTACCATTACCGATAAGCAATTGACCGCTAGCAGGGGTTGTAGACGTTCCTGTGCCGCCGTAAATCGTAGGCACAATGCTATTTACACTTGCCCCAACATAAGAAGGGTTTTGCAACCATAGCAACCACGGATAAGAGGGTCGTTGTGTTGTCGGATCAAGAAATGGCGTTTGTGGATACGCGATATTGGTGTTGGTTGTGTTAGAAGTAGCCATTAGTTGCTACCTACACTTGCTTTTAGATTCGCTGAAACAATCACGCATTTAATTGGATCGCTGACCGAAACTTCGAATATTCGATCTCTCGCCATTCCTAACCGCCGCCAAATTGCGCGGTTTTTATATCTGCCAATCTGTCCAATACCAACCCAATGTTCATTACTCCACGTTGAGCCACCATCGTTAGACCAGCGCAACATTGCTTGGGGATTCGCCCCCACCGTTTCACCATTGATGCTAAATGTGTAATAAATATTAACAACTTGAGTTGGCGCAATAACATACGTCCCACTTGGCGCAATCGTAATGCTTGTAGGCGATAAATTTTTATTGGTAAACGTTTGACCATTTAACCCAATGCCTGGTTGAAATTGAATTTGCAATTCATCAAAATATTGTCTTTGCAAATCGGTGGTTAAATGGGGCGCACGACGCAACCTTCTGATCGTGTTGCCGTTTTCCGTGTAATTACTAAAGTCAAGAATATAAATATTACCGTTTTGATAATCACCGACGATATTTACATTATTGAAAAATGCGCCACAATTTGAACGGTGACGATGATAAATACCGCTTGAATCAAGCGATAACCATTTATGCCACATTTTACTTTGCAAGTCATAAACCCAAGTAATGTCTACCGTGGGAAATGTGACAACGTAAAATTCATGACCTTCAATTTGATAAGTGTAAGCAATCGCATCAGCGATATATTGACCCGCTAATGTTGCCTCCACTGCGTGAGTTGATACCCGTTGAAATTGATAGCCGACCACGCCGCCAATAATGGCTTGCCCACGTTCATCTTTTGATACAAATAAAAATTGTTCAGCAAATCGAGCAAGCGAAAAAGGAGCGGCAATTCCGTGTTGCATAGATGTACCCGCGACCCGCGCAAAGGGGAAGCTAGTAATCCCTGTAATTTGATTGCCAACGTCAATCCAAACTTCAGTCGTTTTTTCACCAAACAAATAAACCTGACGATGATCGCAAATGAGCGATACAAGCGTATCAGGTGATGAATCTTTAACACCGTAATAAGCGTTGGTAGAATAAGGTGAGGCTAAATCAGTAGCCGCCCAATCTCTGGTGTTTGGCTGATTATAAACAATATAGTTATCCACCACATCGACAACATTAGCCCCTTGCCACGGCCCATCAGTAGAAGGTAGTGTCTGGAACGAACTGGGGCTAACTACCCATACATAACGATTGACACCATCAGCAATATAACAATACAACCCTTGCGCGCCGTTTACGTTGTCTGTGATGCTGACAGGGCCAGCAGAAGTGGTCAATGTGCCGATGAAATGTATGTTTTCGCTAGTATCGACCGAATAAACTGTAGCACCACAAACAATTACTAAATACTGTCCACCAGACAATGCTCGCATCCCTCGAACAGGTGCGTTATTTAATGTGAATAATTTTGTTAAGCCGGGCGTTGGATATAGCGCAACAACCCCACGATCACCGGGTTGTTTTAATGGATCAATTTCTGGATACAGGTTGATACATTCCTGCGCATCTTGATAGATACTAGGCGTTGTGTAGCTTGGGCCAACAAATCCAAAATCCGGCATAGCCCATCCTTATCTAAAGAATCCACCAGAAAGTATCCAACCCGCGTCTTTTTGTCTGCTACTTAACAACGCATCTGCAAAACGTGCCGCTTGAACGGGGCGCATATTTGTGCGCTTTAACGTGCTTTTAGCTTGCGCCGCATAGCCTTGAATCAATCCGTTGCTAATTTGATTGACCTTGCCGTACATGGGCAATAATCGCTCTGCTAAACACCAGCGCAACGCCATCGTATAGCCTTGAGGCAAGATAATTGAATCGTATAGGGTAGTAAAACGACTAAATATATTGTCGGCAAAAATGTGCATTTCACCCTGTGCCGGATTGGGCCAAACATAAATGTTGCCAAGTGTTTCCGATGGTTGATAATACAACGCTTTAGGCCAAGGCCCGTTTAGCGTTTTCAAACCAATCATCTCGTAATCTTCAACATTCAATATAGCAACTGGATAATCTAAGCCACCGTTCACTACAGGCATACCATTGCTATTAGTATTGATTCTGACAAAGGCAGAATTTATCGTCAATGGGCGTTGATAGTATAAATTTATCGTAATAGGTACGCTTGATGTACCCGCGGTTTGTGACACGTTTACAGTATATGTTCCTGCTTCGTTAACATTGTTTCCTGCACCCGTTAGCATTTGCGTAATGGTTGTGCCAGCGGTAATGCCTGTGCCACTTAGTGTTTGCCCTGTGGATACCGCACCAGAACTGATACCTGTAAGTGTTAAAACCGTACCAGAAATGTAACCTGTAACGACCGCACCGATTTGTCCACCTGGGCCAATGGTGTATTGTGTTTGACCTGCGGTAATTGGAAATACAATTTCATTTTTGTAAAATACCATCTGATCTTCATTTGACCATTGATCTACCAAGTCATTGAGCATATCAAACGCATCTTGCGCTGCTTCTGGTGTTGGGTTTTCCCCAGCTTCCAATGCACCGATGTCTTTTAACGCTCTGCTGATAATATCAATTGGTTGCGTCATATCAAACCTTTAACGTAAATACTGGGGGCAACCACGGTGCAACCATCGTTTTTTCTTTGCTCAACTCGTCTAATTGTTCTTGTAACCGATCAAGAATAACGTTTCTACCGTCTACCATTGAGCCGCTTTTAATCCAGTCAATGACCATTTGTTCCGTCACTTGCGCAATTGGAATGATTGCTTGTTTAGCGTCAAAATACCAATTACCTTCGGTTTCTACCGTGTTTTGTTCATCCGATGCGCGTACAAAGTATTTGGCAGCACTAATTACGCCATCTTTGCCATCAATATCAAGAATCTTCCAAAGTACATTCATGCAACCCTCTGCAATAAATACCAGTTGTTTGATGATATGACAGCAGGGCCACCCATTACATTCCACGTTCCAGATAAACTAGGAGTAAAATTTGTCCCTGCTATTTGGCTATTCGGCGTATAACTACTTGCAGAATATGCCCACGCATAACTGTAAAGTTGACCATAAGAAGGGGGTTGCGAGGATACCCATGTTGTGCCGTTAGAAGTCAGCACATAGCCTGTTACACCGCTAGACGTAAGCCCTGTACCTCCATTTGCCGCCACAAGCGTACCAGCCAAAGTAATGTCACCATTGGTTGCCGCAGTAGGGGTAAATCCAGTTGTTCCTGCGTTAAATGTTGTGACAATGTTTTGACCCGTTGGTGTACCAGAAATGTTATCGTAAGTCCCAATTTGATTGGCACTTGAATCTTGCAATACAAATTTATAAGAATATCCAACACTTAGCCACACTTCGCTTGGCACTCGCCCATACGAATCTAAAACAATCGGATTTGTGTTGGCAATGTTTCCTGCAATTGATGTGTACGTTGCCAAAGGGCTAGTCGTACCTGCTGAATATGTGTAAATCATCCCCCCAGCTAACGGTTGACCCGTATTACTGAAAAATTGCCAACCTGCTCCTGCGAAAGGGGATAAAAAAACAGACATTATGCTACCACCCAAGTTTTAGTTGGTTCATCCCATTTATATATTTTTCCATCAGTAGGCATGGGTGTAGGGGGTGTCCACGTCCACGTTGGCGCTGAGATCGTCCAAGATGGATAAGGTTGAGGAGCATAAAACACATCGTGCGTTGCATCGTAAGTGTAGCCAATCCCCGCATAATTTCCACGCAAAGGAGTGCCACCAGCCGAATGTACGCCGCCGTGAGTGTTATAGCTAGTTTGTATCCAAGTGCCGGGGCTAGTATCTACAAACGTGTTAAAAAATTCTGGTTCAGCCGGCATGACTTGAACAACTTTACCGTCAAATACTTTTGCATAATGTGACATTTTTATCCTCAAGCATTGTAGGTTGATGACGAAGTAAAGGTGTGGATGGTGTAACCACCCGACGATGTAACTGTACCGCCTGTGCCACGCTGTGAGCCGAGGTAACTGATAATTACGATGCCTGAGCCGCCATTACCGCCAGTGTTTCCAGATCCATAACATCCACCACCACCACCACCAGTATTTGCCGTTCCAGCAAAACCATTTGTTGTACCTCCCGCACCGCCACCACCTGCACCACCTGTTCCTGCTGATCCACTATTATATGCAGCACCGCCTCCGCCACCAGCATAAGTTACAGATGTTCCAGAAATAGAATTTGAATTACCTGCCCCTCCATTTCCACCATTAGTTCCTGCGCTAGATTGTCCTGCTGCGCTTGCGCCTCCACCACCACCACCACAATCATTTGTTACGCTTGAACCATTGCCGCCTGCATTTCCTTGACCTGATGTACCAGAACCGCCAGAAACTGTCGTTTCACCGCCACCGCCGCCAGAACCACCTGAACCTCCAGGATATGTTAATGCTCCACCTCCATATCCACCACCAATTGCTGTAGATATTCCAGTTATTGAAGAATTTGATCCATTTGTTGCTTGAGTTGTTGTTGATACACCGCCACTTCCACCTGCACCAACTGTAATTGTGTATGCTGTTCCTGATGATAAAGAACTTGCTCCTGTTAAAAACCCGCCAGCACCACCACCACCGCCGCCATATGCACCACCACCACCACCACCACCAGCAACAACAAGATAATTAATTGAATAACCGGCAGGTTGTGAAAAAGTATGCCAAGTTGATGTCGTTGTATCGTACCATTCTGGATTACTCGTTGTGCTATTTTGACGAATCATCCCAGAAACAGGAGAAGAAGGACGTTGTGCAGTAGTTCCAACGGGCATCAAAATTGCTTGGTTAGTAGTATCAGCAATAGCTAAAGTTCCGTTAGCGGCAGGAACAGTTAAAGCAAGCGTAGACGCTGTATCTGATCCTGTTAATGCGGTACTACCGCCAGATGCTCCTTGAAAAACTAAAGTTCCCATGATATGTCCTTATGGCGCAATAATTAAAGTTGATGCAGTTGTGGCAACCGTTATTGCGCCACTCGTATTAGTAATAACAATATTTTGCCCAGCCGTAAGCGTAGACAAAGTAAAGTTTGCAGCGTTTCCAATTGGAATTTGACCATTTGCTGGCGTTGCAGATGTACCTAACCCGCCACCTGACGGATTAAGTAAACCTGCTGAACTAACGTTTTCAGCAAAAAGGGAAAAATTACGATTGATTGTCATATTAGATCGTGGTGCTTACTTCTTCCCATTGCATACCAAATACCAAACTGGATGCAACAGAGGCCGCTGAAGTGTAGAAAGCCGCATAACCGCCAGGGGGAATAACCAATCCACCTTCAAGATCAATCACTTTGCCACCGTTCACTACCGTAGTGATTGCACCCGTTAGCAATGTGTCCAACAAGATTAACCGAGTAGGCGCAACAGGCATCGTCACCGCTGAAGCGATCAATCCTGTACCAGCAGAGTTACCTACAAAGTTGGACAATGGGACAAGTGCCGTGGTTTGTGTAACCGCCGTTGATGCGCTATAACCCGTCATAATGCCGAGAATCAAACCCGCTGTTTGGGCAACCAACGTAGCGTATGATACTTTGTTCAACACTAGGTTAACAGTTGAACCGATAGGATTCGTAATTGCCATGCCTGTGTAGGTGGTAGCAAAACCAGCGGTAGTGGTTACACCCGCCAAGTTAGCACCTGCATACATGGTTTTACGAACTGTGGTTTCGTAGTAACGACCATGCAATTCATCAACGATCAATTCGGTTGTTGCACCGACTCGAAGCGTTGCGTTCGATGGGCTTGTTCCTACCGTTTGTGCTGATGTACCGCCTACAACGACTGCTAATGGGAGTGCCATAATATTTCCTTAAATAAATGAATAATTAACGACCGCAGCCGTTGTGAGTGCTGTTGAATCGGTCAGTGCCTGACCACCCGTTACTGCAATGATGATGCCAGTTGAAAAATATAAACCTACGTCGTTAATATCCAAGTTAAACGTACCGCCCGTAGTGCCGCCGGGGATTAAATAGTTAAGTGTTGCCGCCGTGGTGCCAAGAGTGACCGCTGTTTGGTTATAGATTTTCAGGTATACCGGAGTCGCTTGGGCATTGCCTACGGTCAAATGATATAACTTTCCGGCAGATGCTTTAATCGTTGTGGTGGCTACCGTCAAGGGTGTAACGAGCGTACCTAATGTTTGACCGTTAGATGTTGCACTTGAGCCAATTGCAATAAATCCAGCCGTACCAGCAGAAGCCGTACCGCCGATGTTGACAATGTTCATACCTAACTGAGCAGTGGTAGACGATACTGCTGCACCACCAATAGCCGCTACGTTTTGACCCACCAAAGGCAAATAGCGTAATGTGTAGACAAACGCACCGACCGTTGTACAAGTGATTCTTATATACCGACTTTGGCAAGGAAACGTATAACTGGTATTTGCCGCCGCAAGCGTTGTAGCCCATGCGCCAGCATTAGTAATTCCGCCAATAGCCGAATAAGTGATGTTGTCGTTCGATCCTAATACGGTTCCAATAAATGCGGCAGTTGTAAATTCAATGGTTTGATAACCCTGCGTATCAATCGTAAACGCTTGACCAACGGTAGACGCCACCAAGCGAATAACCGCTGGTGAATCTGACAGAATCATATTGCCATTTACGTCTACCGTTGGATTATTGATAGACTTGGTATGTAAAGCTAAATCACCACGGATGACGTTATCAAGGGTAGCGACCCCATCAAAATCGCCACCCGTTGTACCTTGTACGCTCGTCTGCTGTATGTTATTTCCAATCCACGCCATTACGACACCTCAATCGAAGAAAGGGTGACATCAACCGCACTTGTCGCAGTAACTTTCACCGAGTAACCCTGTGGCACAACAATCTTTGCCGCGTTCATTACATCTAACGATGTTCCCACCGGAATTAAAATATTTGCCGCCAAGTTAGTAGTCACCGTTGCGCCAGAATTGACCAGCGTGACCGTGGCGTTAGCAGTTGTTGTTGTACTGGTGTTGGCAATTAAACAACCGATTAACGTGGCTTGTACACCAGACGTTGTTGGGTTGTATACCGTAGTCAACGATGTAACGTTAGGTGCTTGTGCGGAGACGTAGTTAATAGCCATTATGCAATCATCGCTAAAGCCAAGGCTATTTTAGCCGAGGAGGTTGCAGAACCAGAAGTTCCGAAAGGTATATTAAGGTCATTTCCCGTAAAAGTAAACGAAGAAGATGCCCCTAACACTCCGCTACTATTATACTGAACTTGCGTGTTGCTACCCGCTGGCGTTGCAATCGTTGTTGTGTTGTATGCAATGAAATCAAGAATGTCACCAGCATTAGCTGCCGTAGTTAAGACAACCGTTGTCCCATTCGTTGCTGTGTAATCAGCGGCGTTGAGCAATACACCGTTTAGATAAACTGCAATGTACGGTGCAGAATATGAAACGGTAAATGTTGTTTGCGCCGCCGTAGCCGTTGCGCTCGTTCTGGAATAACTAGATGTACCTGAACCAATAGTTGTCCAAGTAGGCGGTGCGCTAGAACCGCCAGATGTTAATACTTGTCCAGATGTACCGTATCCTGTTGTGCCTGTTGTAGCAGGGGTTGTGCCGAGGTTCGTGGACAGTCCAATTGCACCCGCCGCATTGATAACGTGCGCCGATTGCCCTGCTGTACCATACGTTAAATACGTCTTGTACCCATTACCAGAGCCTACCGATATATCACCATCGTGACCAGAAAAGTAAACGCCGTTGTTGATGCTGTAAAAGTCTGCTGGCGTGGACGCACTAAACGACGATGAATTCATCCCGAACTCGCCGTAATAACTTGAGTCTGTCCCCAAATTATTGCTTAAAACATAGTTGACCGACGCACCCGCCGTATTGCTACTGTTTTGGAACAGACTTTGTAAGTAACTACCCGCTACACTTGCACCCGATGCTACGTTGGTGTTTGCCGCATTAAAAGTTAACGCAGGGGTAACATTGGTGGTCGAAGTAATCGAAAGTGTAGGCGTAGCTAATGTGTTATTGGTCGTGTTGTAATTCAACGCAGAATTACTTGCAAGCGCACTTGTGCCTGCACCGTAGGGAATGTATCCAGCAGTCAACGACGTTAATCCTGTGCCGCCATTACTGACTACCAACGTGCCACCAAGTGATATAGCACCCGTTGTCGCACTAGCTGGGGTTAAACCTGTCGTGCCACCTGCAAAACTCGTCACGCCACCAGATGATGCCGCCCAAGTCGGTATACCAGCCGCTAGTGTTAATACATAGCCGTTAGTGCTTGCCGCCAATCTTGAAAGCGTGTTGCTAGCACTTGCATATAAAAGATCGCCTGTCGCATAAGCTGTTAATCCAGTACCGCCAAAACCCGTCCCTAACGTACCCGCTGATACTTGCGAAGCATTAAGACTTGTTAAAGACGCACCTGAGCCACTAAAAATAGTTGCCGATAGCGTACCCGTCGAAGGGTTGTATTGATATTTTGTAGAACTTGTGTATTCAGTCGTTAAATTACCGCTAGTCTGGTTTGCAAACAAAGGATAACGCGTTGCATTAGTTGTTGTATCGTCTGTAACAGTTGTATAAGCTGTAGGCGTTGTCCAGCTTGGTGCGCTTGTACCATTTGACGTTAAAACTTGACCTGTTGTGCCGTTTGCAACAAAAGACGTAGCACCTGCACCAGTTTGATAAGGTATTTGACTTGCAATACCGCCTGCTAAGTTTGTCGCTGTTGTTGCGCTAGTTGCTGTGGACGCAGATCCAACTGATAAAGTAGATTGTGCAACATAAATTGGTGCAGATGCGCCCGCAGTTAATACATAACCCGATGTGCCAAGCGATAAAAATGTTGAAGTGCTTGCACCAGTTTGGTAAGGCAATGCACCCGTTGAACCGCCTGCCACATTAGTTGCCGCCGTTGCCGATGCAACCGCACCGCTAACAATAGATCCTAAAATTGACGTAATCCACGCAGGGTTTGAGTATGATCCTGTTGTATAAACACCGTTAGTCACAGTTGCGGCATTGCCGCCGATGTTCAAAGAAGTTGCTGTGCCTGTTAACCCTGTGCCTGGGCCACTAAACTGTGTGGAAGCAGTAATCGTTGTGCCACCAACCGTAGAACCGCTTATGGGCGTTCCTGTAATGCTTCCGCCAGTAATTGATACATTATTGGCGTTTTGGGTAGACATTGTGCCTAAACCCGAAATTGACGTGTTTGGTATGGTTGTAGATGCCGTGGCAGCGCTCGCACCATTTGCATATAAATAACCAGTTAAATTAGATGTACCTGTACCACCGTAAGTTGGGCTAATTAACGAAGCATTCCATGTCCCAGCGGTCAAAGTGCCTACGCCCGTAATCCCTGTGTAAGAACCAGACAATAACGATGAAGCAATTGTGCCAGACGTAATCTGTGATGCACCAATAGCAATTGCAGTCGTTGCAGCGCTTGTTAATTGGCCTTGAGCGTTTACTGTAAATGTACCAACGCTGGATGCTGAACCATAACTTGCAGCAGTTACCGTTGTATTTGTAAGGCTAAACGTGTTTGAACTAAGTGTTAACCCTGTGCCTGCAAAATATGTACCGTTTCCTGAAAATTGCACCCAAGGCATAGCAGTAACGCCAATTGTGCCTGTAGAAGATGCCGTACAAACCCATCCAGTATTAGCTTGAGAACCATTTAGTAATACGGTGTACGCGCCTGAAACCTCAGACCATACATCCATATCGCTTGCTCTTGTCCAAGTACTAGCCGACGCTATGTAAATACCATTTTGCGACGATGTGCCTTGATTCTTAACCAATACGCGATCACCATTAAGTGTCACATAGGTGTCAATTGTTTGTAATCCTGACAAAGTAATTGATACAGTAGTGCCAACAGCGCAGGCCGCTTTCGGACCGAGACCTTGCGCTACCGTGTCAACATATAGTTTATTTGCTATGTCAGATGCGTTTGATGGAGAAGTACTTATTTGACCTGTCGTTGTGGTCAAACTTGTAAATGCACCTGTTGATGGCGTTGTAGAACCAATTGCCGTGCTATCTATTGTGCTATTAGTTATGTTTAACCCAGATTGAATAGGGTTAAGTGTTGCATAAAATGGCTGACCTTGACCAATAAACGTATTAAATGACCCGTCAAGATTAAAATACGCTTGAACAGGCAATATATTTTGGTCAACGGTTAAGGCTGGATTAGCCATGTCTACCTTTTACGATTGATCGTTGATTGGTGTTACATAAATTATACTTGCTGTTGCGCTATTGCTGATAGCCGTCATGTAAAAAGGGCTAGTCGGCACAGCCAATACAATCGGGGTTGTCATCCCTGCTGGCAAGACAAACCCACCTGACGATGTGCCATCAACAGGAAATACCGCTGCTGGTGCTGGCGTGTAATTTGTCATTTGCACAGCCACAGGTGCCGCACCCGTATTCAAAAACGAGGCAAAATTAACTTGATCGTTTGTATTATCATTGATCGTAACTGATGCGTGTGAAGTATTAGTGACCGACAACGCAACAGTTTGACCAGCCGTTCGCAATACGCTGGTATTTGACATGATTAACCTGCCGTTGCTGGGATTGGCCCATCAGCACGAATTACTTCGATCAAATAACTTCCAGCAGCAGGGGTTGCGCTACTTGCCGTTAAATTGCCGAATTGAATCGTGAGCGTATTAGCCGCAGAAACATAATCATTGGCAATGATAATGCCCGTGGTCTGTGAGCCAATAGGGGAAACGGTCAATACATCAGTAGTCAATAAACCCGGTACGGTAAAACTTTGTGCGGCAGTTGTATTAGCGGCAACGGCAGCAGGTGTTAATGTCGGTTGAATTAAAAAATAATTCAAAATATTACCGCGCAAAATGGTAGTTGAAGGCATGATTTATTCCTTGTAAAAATCCCCCCGAAGGGGGAATCTTATTAACTGAAGTCGTAACCGTAAACATAAACATCCATTGTAGCAGTCGCACCTTGCGCTGTACCGACGTTTATGTATAGGTTTTGACCTGTTTGCGCTGCTGTCGAAGCAACAGTACGTTGCGATACAACAGTAGAACCCGTCAATGCTGACAATGCCGCGTTAGAAACAATACCTGTACCACCTGCACTTGGGGCTGTAAACAGACCTGCCGCCGCGGTTGTAAGACTTGTTGAAGCATTAGTAAAAATGACGTTTGAAACAGAATAAGTGTTTGAGTTAATGATAGGTAAAACCGTATCACCCGTAGCATTAACGTTAACGCCTTGGTAAAAAGCCAACAGACGAATGGCTTGGTTTGTTGAAATATTGGTAACGTGATTGGTTTGCGTACTTGCTGGGCCTGGATTTGCCATGATAATTTCCTTTTAAGTTTGTTAACGGGGGGCGAACCCCCCACTAATTAAGCTGCCACGCGGCAAGCCAGTTCTGGATACAGAGGAGCCCAGCCGTACAGCACATCTAAGCGAGTCGGAATTGAATCGTTGTTGATGGTGTACTGACGAACCACACGCATTGACAGGCCGATCTCTTTATCGCTTGCACGACCAGCAAAGTGAACACCTTCTGGCAATTCAAGGTCAGCCACAGCCAAAGTAAATGCGTTACGGTGCATAACAATGTTTTGTGGGGAAACTGTACCTGTATTGTTAAAAGGAGTAACCACAGCACTTGAAGATGTCGCAGATACTGATACGTTTTGGAACTGACCAGCGGTAATGATCGCTGGCGATACAGTCACAGAAGCAGACGAACCCGAACCAATGGTCACAGCAGAAGTCACAACAAAGTTGCGCAACTTGTTTGAACCGTAAGCCTGGCGGTTTTGTGGGTTGACAGCGTAAACGTTAGCAATTTGAATGACATCGCCTTGGTTCAATGCCGCCGCAGCACTTGCCGATGCAATGGTAATGGTTGATGTTGATGCCCAACCAGAAGTCAACGAACCAGAGAATGTTGCCGTATTGGTTGACAACGTAGCAGAAGAATACGAACCAAACGTCTGCGATACGACGTTTTGATCCATCTTCCACGACATACCAGCCGAATCAACACCCATCAAGCCTTTTTCATACTGGCGGCTGATTTTCTCAGCGGGCATGAACAGACCTTTCAAGCTGTCAACAATTGTTGCAGAAGTGAATGGCTCAACAATACATGAACGACGACCATCGCGTGGTGCGCCTTCAGAATCAAGGTAAGCACCAGCGGTCAGATAAGTAATCAAACCAGTTGGAGGCGTACCAGCTGTACCCACGATGTTAGCCGTGTTGTTTTTAGCCATAACCAAACCGTCACGATCAATCTTGTTCGCAATAGCGGCAACAGCAGGTTTCAATACACGGTCACTAAACATATCGAGCGACAAAGCCAAATCTTGCGTTGTAAACTGTGTGTCAACGTGGAATTGAGTTGACAAAGTAACAGGCCCAGGCGTTTCGTTGAAATCTTCGACGTTCAGCGCAGGACCAGTTGTACCGATAAAGCGTCCAGGTCTGCGAACGTTAACAGTATTACCAATCTTTGCGCCAACAACGGCAAATTGGTCATCATAGTTACGATCCACTTCCGAGGTGAAAGTCAATTCGTTTTCGAGAACCATCAAGGCCTCGTTGGTGATTTTACTAATGGTTAGCAAGTTATTTGCCATGATAATTCCTTTAATTAAATTGGTTTATCTAATCTTTTTCGCCAATCTTGCTTCTTTCCATTGCTGATATGTTCCGTGAAATTCGCCATTGGCGTTAATCGGCACATCAGCCGCAGAACTAGACGCTTTTAACGCGCGAATAGGACTAGGTGCATTTGACTGTCTAGCAACAGGTTTCACTTCTGGCTCGTCTTTAGCTTCAAAACGCGCTTCCAATTTCCCAATTTCTTTTAAGGCTTTTGCAACAGGCATCGCAGCCAGTTTTCGAGCGTATTCAGTATCTTGAGCAAGGTGATATAAAACTTCTGGCCCTACATCACTTTCAACAATTGCATCACGGATTGCATCGTTTACCGCTACGTCCGCACTCGCAACCATTTCCTCAAAATCTGGCATTTTTGCCTTTGCAGCCTCAACTTTTTGCGTCCAAGCACTAATAACCTTGTTACGCTCCTCGTTGGCTCTGCGATCAGCTTCAGCCCTGTCACGCTCTGCAAGTACCTTTTCAACATTCCATTCAGACAACGCTTTTGCATATTCAAAAGCATCCTGAAACTGGGAAGGCTGGGGTTCTTGTCCTAAAGGTTCCGCCACAATTGGCGTTGCCTTTTGTTCATATTCCCGTAAACGAACTTCTAAATTTTCCCTAGCTTCTCGCTCCTTCGCCGCTTCTTGTTTGGCTTGTTCGCGTTGCTTGGTTAATTCAGAAAACCGTTTTTCAAGTTTAGGATTTTGTTTCGGCTTATCTGTTACTTCCGCTTCATCTTCCGCATTAGCATCGCTCTGTGATTCTGCCTCGACTGTACGCTCTGATTCCTCAGCCAATACAGGAGCATCCTCCACAGCCAGACCTAACTTGTTTGCGTAAAATTCCGCTGCATTTTCACTTGTTACAACACTTCCTGCATTACGTTCATCTGACATGAGTTGCCTCAAGAATTAACCTAGTTAAAAACTAACTAGTAAGTATTGCTGATAGTTTAATACTATTTATATTAAATAGCACGTTCTGTTGTTTCTGCCGATGCTTCTTTTGCCGCTTGATTGCTTAAATGAGCCAACATCAATGCAAATTGACCTTTAATTTCTTCAATTTGAAGCTGAGTTTGTGTTTTCATGACCGTTTCATGTGCCTTGCTATCCACTTCCAGCTTGGCAACGTCACGCCGTTCTGCATCACGCATTTCAATATCGTGCGCCTTAGCAGTCTGTTTCATCAG